CTTCAGAAGAGAGTACAGGGTAAATGGTTTAATGCGGACGGAACACCAAAACCAAATTATATTTTCAAAATTGCAGACAATACCCCAAAGGGGGACGCAGGAGAGCAAATTGTAGGGGATATATTTAACCAAATTTATACAGAATTATATCCCAATTCAGTTGTAACAGTTGACGTAGTAGGAGCAGATAAGGGAGATTATGACGTAATAGTTAAAATATCAGGTCAATTTGATATTAAGATCGAAGTTAAAACCGCAACAGAAGACAGCAACGGAAAATTTCAATGGAACGGATTAAAGAAAAAAATTGATTATGACTATGCTTTTGGTTTAGGAGTTACACCTGATGATTTTGTTTTTGCTATTCAACCTAGAAAATACTTAGAAGAGACATTAACAACAAATATGAGTAGGGATGTTGAAGGGTCTTATAAATGGAGTTCAAAAAAAGATGATAATGTCTTACCTTTAACAGAAGTCAATATTATTAATAGATTAGAGCAACTAAACCTAATGTAAACAATTGTTTCAATACCCACATTTTACTTCCAAAGTGTGGGTATATCCTTTATAATAAACATATACACCACAAGGAGTTCTTTATGTACACCACCGAACAATTTGAGAAGGACGTAGCAGGGTTAAGAGAATTGATAAGGATGTGTGAAGATTTGGAGAGAGAGAATGATAAAAAAGCAGATGCCTTGATTGAGCAAATCAACGGAGAAAACGCATTTTTTTGGAGGGCAAAATAATGGTCACAGAAAATACTCCATACGTCAACAAAAAATATATTGTTGAGCATCTTGAATTTGACACAAAATTCAAAACAGAAAAAGAGATAGAGGATCTCAATTTCAAAAGAGATAATGCCTACGGGATTTGGGATGCACAGGGTCGCAATGAGGATGAGAGAATAAACGACCTGTACAATAAGGTTCAGGATTATATGGGAGTTTATCTTAATTGTCTTTCATTCTGTAAAAACCGACCCCATCCCCTTACATCATATATGTAAGGCGGCTGACATCTCAGCCGCAGCAGCTGACGAGTGGACAGTTAAAAAACTGTCCATTTGACCTTAATATTAGTTGTAATGATCCACACTTTACAATTAATATCCGTTATAATAAGGACATACACGGGCATACGTCTTCCACACCTTGAACATGGGTTAATTGTTCATAACAGAATAGTGTTGTAAGTCCCGTCCCATTACAAAAGGAGTTACTCAATGTTTCAGACAAAACTAAATCTCACAGATACACCAAAAAAAGAGTACAACGGTTGGTCAGATTGGACTACTTGGAATTGTGCTTTATGGATCGGATCTGATCAGGGTTTATATGAGATTGCAAAAGAATGCAGAGATTACCCAGAATTTTTACAATACATCTACGGAGTATTTGAAAATGATGCAACACCTGATGGAGCAGACTGGGGGGAGGCAGACTTAAACGAAATGAATGAGATGATTTTTGAATTGTCCGAATTGTAAACAATTGTTTCAGATACCCACGATTGGGTATCTGACCCTTTATAATAGTATTATACACCACAAAACAAATTTAAAAATTATGTTCGATTACAAAATTACTGCTTATAATAAACTTGGTAAAGTGCAAGAGGTAGAAAACCTTTTTTGTGCACCTGACGAAATAGACGACGTAATGTTTACAATGTCTGAGCAATATGGATACGCAGAGGCATATGACACAATGAATACCCACGTTGGGGAATATGGTCAGAGACCTCTTTCACTTGGAGAAAGAAAATATTTCTAATATTAATTAATGTTACAAGGGGTCACGGACGACCCCATTTTCCTTTATAATAAGGACATACACCACAAAACAAATTTAAAAATTATGTTACCACGTTCAAAAGCAATTTCAAACAGAATCCTTTCAAACGACAACTTTGAAAACGTAGCACATGTATGTTGCGATTGGGAGGAGTTCGTTTTTGAGGTCGCAGAGTGGGGAGTAGACCACATAGCAACAGTTGACTTTGATGACCTTACACCTGACGAAATCACAGAGTTAGACAACTTCATTGCTTCCTTTGGTTGCTCACCTGAGAATCCACACCCTTGCTCAAAATACGCAAACCCCATCTTTGCTTAATATGAAAAATCTTCACATCGAACACCCCGAAGATTCTATACTGACAGGCAATCTGTCAGTATTAGACGGGTTCTTAGCACCGAATGACTACTCAGTTAAGATAGACGGATCACCCTCTATAGTGTGGGGAATCAACCCAGACAATGACAAATTTTTTGTTGGTACGAAGTCCGTATTTAATAAGAGAACACCAAAAATTAATTATACTGTAGAGGATATATGCAACAACCATAAAAACGTAGAGTTGCAATCTATTTTAATTCGTTGTTTGCACTGTTTGCCACGTAGTGAAGAAGTCCCTTTTCAAGTGTTTCAAGGTGATTTTATAGGGTTCGGTGGTTACAGAGATTATAAACCTAATGCGATTAGTTACACTTTTAACGAAGTGATGCACGGGGGAGTTGTCGTTGCTCCACATACTTATTATACGGGAAACACACTTAAGGACATGGAAGCAAAACCACTGTCATTTGTTCTCTTAAGTGGTCGTGGTGCAGACTTCATTCAACCTGATGCGTGGATTAGTAAATTTGGTGCAACTAAGGATATACAGCAAATGATTCAGTTTGCAAAGCAAATGTCAACCTTAGTTGAGTTTGCGACAGAGAAAGAAGCAAAGCAGATCAAAATTGATCTTAATGCGTATATCAGGGACGGAGATAAAGTAGTTGCGGAAGAGTTCGCAAACTATCAGTTAATCAGGTTGTGGTTGTTGGTTAAGAGTATCAAAGAGGAGTATATGCACCTTATGAGAGATAATGCGGACTTTGACTGTTTCTTAGGTAATCAGTATATATCAGGGGAAGGGTATGTAATGCACAGCACATATGGGGTTTATAAGTTGGTAGACAGAGAGACATTCAGCAGATACAACTTTAATATCATTCGTTCGTAGATACAGCAGTTGGGGGCGTTGATGCCCCCCGTTTTAAAAATGCGGAGGGAACCTAACCTACAAAGTGTTACGGAAGCGAGATAAATGTTGCATTTGATATATAAAAATTTTCCCAGTAATATATAAAGTCAGAATGAAAAAAATAATCCACCTATATGAAAAAAAATCCCGCAGAAATTTTGACCACCATAGAGACCGATCCAGTTACAGGGGAATACTTTACGATTATACCCGAATGGATCATGAATGAAATGAATTGGTATGAAGGTAATTCAATTAAGTTTGATTCAGATGGTGATGAAGTTATCATCACAAATAAAGACGATTAATGTTACAAAACAAATCTAAAGCAATTATTAAACTTGTAAATAATTAAGATTAGTGTTATATTTGCAAAAGAGAGAAGTAGATATTAGTTATTCTAAAGTAAAGGAGACTGATTTATGAGTGGTGACTCAGGATTAAATGAAACCGTTGTATTTTACAGTACAGAGATGACAATGGCAAAGGCAATTGTCCTCAAGCATAAAGGTATTGAATTAGACTATAAAATATTAAAAGCTATTGAAAAAACCGAACAGAAAAAATAAAAGCACTCTTATTGACAACTTATAGATAATAGAGTATTATATAAGTACAATTGAAATTATTATGGCGAAAGGATTCACGGTTAAATCTGCAGTTGCACAGGCAAAGGCAAAAGCAAAATCTGTAGATGAACCAGAATGGGATTATGATAAAGCAAAAAAGATGATAGCAGGTAAGACAGTTGTATTCTGTCTACCAGGTCGAGGAGTATCATATACATTTCTAAAAAACTTTGTAACTCTTTGCTTTGATCTTGTTCATAACAAAGCAAGTATACAAATATCACAAGACTATTCATCAATGGTAAATTTTGCCCGATGTAAGTGTCTTGGTGCAAACGTTCTTCGAGGACCAGATCAATTACCTTGGGATGGTAAACTTAAGTATGACTATCAGTTATGGATTGACTCTGATATTGTTTTCAATGTTGAAAAGTTCTATCAACTTGTATTAATGGACGAAAAGATTGCATCAGGTTGGTATTGCACAGAAGATGGAAGAACAACTTCAGTCGCTCACTGGTTAGATGAAGATGATTTCAAAGGTAACGGTGGAGTGATGAACCATGAAACATTAGATTCAATACAGAAGAGAAAGAAACCATTCACAGTTGACTATGCAGGTTTTGGTTGGTTACTTATCAAACATGGAGTCTTTGAAGACGAGCAGATGAAATATCCTTGGTTTGCTCCAAAGATGCAGGTATTTGAATCTGGTGCAGTACAGGACATGTGCGGAGAAGATGTCTCATTTTGCCTAGATGCAAAGGAGGCAGGATTCCGAATCATGTGTGACCCTCGTATTCGTGTAGGACATGAAAAAACAAGAGTTATATAGTATCTCTCATAACGGTAAGGTGCTCTTTGAGAATCTTACCGAAGAAGAATACTTTGATAAAATGGAAGACCTTGCACAGGACTTCTATGCAAACGGATCACCGCATCCACTCGAACTAGTCACAGACGTAAAATTTGTAGAAAATTAATGGCAAAAACATTTAACACAGGCAACTCAATCCAAAGTCGTCCGAAAAAAACTCGACAAGGAAAAGGAAAACACTCTAAATATTCACCTACCGCCCGTAACTCGGCTCGTAAAAGATACAAAGGACAAGGACACTAATGTTTTGTCGCATTCGACTCAAAGACACGAACTATCAGGAATATCATAACTATCGTATCCTTGATGGTTCTTCTTTTGATCGGTGCTTGGAGATATACAAGCAATATGTAACCTATAAGGGATTTAAAGATATTGTACCAATCTTCGTTGAGGAGTTTGAACTTCCTCATTCTGATGTGATTGGATACTATGATGGTAATGAATTAGTTGCCTTTACTCTTGCATATCGTTTTAAAAGTGTAAATAGTGTGTGGGCTGATCAGTTTGCATGGAACTATAAGAATAAAAAGTTAAGTTTAGGACATAAAGCAAATAAAAGTGAGTGTGCATTATATAAAAGACTAGGTTTTGATTACTTCTACTTGGGTGAATCATCAGACTATAAAGCAAAATTAGACGGATACGAAATTTCAAACTTCTTTGACACATGGCAAAATTAATCGGAAACCTTCCAACCAAGAAGGTATGGGTAAGAAAAGAATATTTAACAGACTTTCAATCAGGTCATGGTGAGTTTGTAGAGGGGATTTGGGTATGTGCCAAGTCAATACAAGGTCGTGCCTTCTATTTTGAGACATATTTACCAGAATATGGTGCAATGTTCGATAAATTACCAATTTCTGCATTTTTATCATCACCAAAAATACCTGACCCAGACATGGATTTGGTAAATTTACAGTTTTGGAACTGTATGGACTATGATTTTACTGTAATTGTCAAACAATTTGTTGCTCCAATGGAGTGGGAACTGCGTACAAGACACTTTGGCAACCAAAAAGGACAGTACATTTGTACTTTAGATAACTATCATGGTGATTTTGACCAAGTTGACTCCTCCACAAGTGAGATGCCAGATGAACATAAGTCATTTAATCTGGTTGCATTA